TATCAACCAGTTAAGGATGATGGAAGACGCACTAGTGATTTACCGTCTAGCAAGAGCACCTGAAAGACGTATGTTCTATATTGATGTTGGTAACTTACCACGTGGTAAAGCCGAACAATATATGAAAGACATTATGGCTCGTTATCGTAATAAGTTAGTTTACGATGCAGCGACTGGCGAAATCAGAGATGATCGTAAACATATGTCAATGCTTGAGGATTTCTGGTTACCACGTAGAGAAGGTGGTAGAGGTACAGAAGTTAGCTCTTTACCAGGTGGACAAAATCTAGGTGAACTAGATGATGTCATATATTTCCAAAAAAGACTTTATAGATCTTTAAATGTTCCAATTAATAGATTAGAACAAGAAGCACAGTTTAGTCTTGGTAGATCTACAGAAATTTCAAGAGACGAGTTAAAGTTCCAAAAGTTTATTGATAGACTTCGTGCGAGATTCGCTCATCTCTTTTATGATATTCTTAAGAAACAACTTATTCTTAAAGGTGTTATCGCTGATGAAGATTGGGATAATATTAAGAACGATATTGCTCTCGACTATATCAGAGATAACCACTTCACTGAGCTAAGAGACGCTGAACTTTTAAGAGAAAAGCTACAAACCCTTGACCAAATCTCTAATTATGTCGGTGAGTACTTCTCAAAAGAATGGATTCAGAAAAACGTTCTTCAGTTTGACGACGAAGAGATTGAAAGAATTAAGAAAGAAATTGAAGGTGAAGAGGCTGAAAAGCCTGATGAACAGGAACAAGAACAAGAACCTCAACAACAAGCTCCGGTATATCAGCTTAAGCCGGTAGCAGCTAAAGGAGAAGATAATGAGTGAAGAAGCTCTCACAGATGATGAAAATGAAGTTGAAGTAAATCCTATTCAAGACATGATTCAGCACGCATTGGATCAAGACTTTAATAAGGCTAATGACTTATTCAATGATATGATGACAGTCAAAATGTCTGATCTTTTAGATCAAGAGCAAATCCGTATCGCAGATGAAATCTATAACGGAGTAGATCCTGATGACGAAGACGATCAACTCGAACTTGACCTTGAAACAGAAGATGATGATGAAGAGGAAGAGACTTGGGATGATGAAGAGGAAGACGAAGATCTATTATCGGACGAAGAAATAGATGACATTCTTGATGATAAAGATCTAGAAAATTAAAAAAATATAAATAATAGTTACTATAGTAAAAAGGTAATAAAATGAAGCTGATTGCAGAATATACCGATCAAAATATTGAAGTTTTGACAGAAGCTAAATCAGATGGAACTAAGAAGTATTCCATTGAAGGTGTATTCATGTCAGCTGAACAAAAGAATCGTAACGGTAGAATTTATCCGCGTGACGTAATGGAAGGTGCTGTTAACAAATATGTTACAGAGCAAGTACAGAACGGAAGAGCGGTTGGTGAATTGAATCACCCTGAAGGACCTACCGTTAATTTAGATAAAGTTTCTCACAAGATCGAAAAACTTGACTGGTCAGGTAACGATGTTGTGGGTAAAGCAACCATTTTGAATACTCCTATGGGTAAGATCGTCGAAGGTCTCCTCGAAGGCGGTGTCAAACTGGGTGTTTCGACTCGTGGTATGGGAAGTTTGCAGCGACTTAATGACGCGATGGTTGTAAAACCAGATTTTCTACTCAATGCAGTAGATATTGTTCAGGATCCCTCCGCACCTAGCGCTTTTGTTAATGGGATAATGGAAGGTGTTGAGTGGGTATGGAACAACGGCATTATTGAAGCTCAAACAATTGAAAGAATGGAGACTGAAATTAAAAAGGCTCCACGTGCTGATCTCTATGAGACACAGGTTCGTGAGTTCAAAAATTTCCTCTCGTTACTCAAAAATAAATCGTAAAAGGAGTCAATTATGACTGATGAAAATCAAATCGAAGATCAGGACGTTGAACTCTATGATGACGAGAACGAAATCATGGAAGAAGGTCACGATCCTAAAAATGCTGAAGCACAATCAGTTGCATCTGTAGACGCTGCAGGTGGTAAAACTGGTACTGCTAAGAAGCGCAAAGGTGATAACACCAAACAAGATCCAATGCCAAAAATGCCAAACACGAAAGCCGGTATGATTAATGCTGCTTTCACTAAGATGAATGGTATGACAAAGGAACAATTGTCTGGTCTTCTTGGAAAAATGATGGCAGAATCAACTGAAGAAAATTCAGAAGAAAAAATTGAAGCACCAGTCTTCAATTATGAAGCTGATTTCTCTGGTGATCTAGATGCCCTCATCGCCGATGAAGCAACTCTTTCAGAAGAGTTTAAAGACAAAGCCGGTATTATTTTTGAAGCAGCTATTAAATCTAAGCTTGCTGAAGAAATTGATCGCCTTGAAGAAAAATACAACGAAGAACTCGAAGCAGAAATTACTTCTACTAAGAGTGATCTCGTAGAGAAAGTTGACAGCTACCTAAACTACGTAGTTGAAAACTGGATGGAAGAAAATAAAATTGCCATCCAGACGGGCCTTCGCACTGAAATTGCTGAGAAGTTCATGAACAATCTTAAGGATCTGTTCACTGAGTCTTACATTGAAGTGCCAGAATCAAAGGTCGACCTGGTTGACGAACTCGCTTCTGAAGTTGAAGATCTTGAGAGCAAACTCAATGATACAACTGCAAAGGCGATCCAAATGGCCGAAGAACTTGAGGGTTACAAGCGCGATAGCATCATTCGTGAAGCATCACGTGATCTTGCCGAAACTCAGGTTGAGAAGCTTAAGTCTTTAGTAGATGACGTTGATTTCGACGACGAAGAAACTTTTGCTAAGAAAGTAGCAACCGTAAAAGAATCATACTTCAACAAAAAGACGACAACAGAGTCCGCTGACTTTGACACAGAAGAAGATGACGATATCGTAGAAACTTCTGGTTCAATGGCTCAGTATCTCGCAGCCCTTAAAAAGACAACAAATTAATTAGGAGTCCAAAGAAATGCACAATGTAGTTTCTTATGATAAGCTTATGGAAAAATGGGCACCTGTACTGAACGAAGAATCAGCAGGCTCAATTTCCGACAAGCACAGAAAGGCAGTTACTGCCCAAGTTCTCGAAAACCAGGAAAATGCTCTTCGCGAAGAAGGCGTTATTGCAGAAGCCGCACCTGGTAACAACACCACTTCAGCTGCTAACTGGAACCCAGTTCTTATCGCTCTAGTTCGCCGCGCAATGCCAAACCTGATGGCTTATGACATCTGCGGCGTTCAGCCAATGACTGGTCCAACAGGTCTTATCTTTGCAATGAAGAGCCGTTATCAGGGTGGTTCAACTGCAAATCGTGAAGCTCTCTTCAACGAAGCAGAAACCAAATTCTCTGGCGATTCTTCCGCAACTCATGACTCTGATAACCCATCAGGTCTGCTTGGAATTACCGACTCCAACAGTGATTCATCCATCGACAACGATCGTATTACTTCGACGTTTGCTGGTGGTATGCCAACAGACGACGCTGAAGCACTTGGTTCAGCCGGTGGTTCTTCATTCAACGAAATGGGCTTCACCATCGAGAGAGCAACAGTCACAGCGAAAAGCCGTGCGCTGAAAGCTGAATACTCGCTGGAACTGGCTCAGGATCTTAAAGCTATTCATGGCTTGGATGCTGAAACTGAGTTGGCAAACATCTTGTCAACTGAGATCTTGGCTGAAATCAACCGTGAAGTTATTCGTACGATTAACTCACAAGCTAAGACCGGTGCACTGCAGTCAAACACTGCTGTCAATGGTATCTTCAACATCCAAACAGATGCTGATGGTCGTTGGTCAGTAGAAAAGTTCAAAGGTCTGATTCTTCAGATTGAGCGTGAAGCTAACGTAATTGCTAAAGAAACACGTAGAGGTAAAGGTAACTTCATGGTTTGCTCCTCTGACGTAGCTTCTGCACTTGCTGCTTCAGGCATGTTGGACTATGCTCCTGCAATGGCAACCAACCTGAACGTTGATGACACAGGCAACACTTTTGCTGGTGTTATGAATGGTCGTATGAGAGTCTATATTGACCCTTATGCAACAACC